GTATGACTTTTAATCCTACTCAGAGCAGAGATCGCAATTATGATGCTGCTAATCCAACACAAATTACTATTGTTATTGAAGGCAACGTATTAGATGGTGATGACTTTACCGAAAAGGTAAACGATGCGTTACTAAATGCTGAAAGAACAGGTATGCCTCGAACACCTGCAGGGTTTTTAATAATATGACAGTCCCAGTAATCAACGCGGTTATTAACTTTTCTACTGGCCCTAGTTTTGCCCAGGCATTTATTCTTGGCGAAGGCATTTTAGGTACTAATATCCTTGCCGATTCAGCTGCGGTTATCGTAGATGTAAGTGACGTAGTAGATAGCGTAAGCATTAAGCGCGGCCGTAATCCGCAGGCCGATGAATTTCAGACAGGTACGCTAACCCTGCGTATCGTGGATCAAAACGGCGATTTTAACCCACAAAACCCTAGCAGCCCGTATTTTGGTTTACTTAATCCAATGCGTAAGGTATCTATATCGGCTACTTATGCTGGCACTACTTATCCAATGTTTGCAGGGTTTATTACTAGCTATACAACCACTACCCCTAAAAATGCTACCGATGTAGTTTATACAACAATACAGGCCGTAGATGCCCTAAGACTGGCTCAAAATGCCCAGATCGCTACTGTTACAGGCGCGACTGCTGGCGATCTAAGCGGTACAAGAATTAATCAAATTCTTAACACTATTAACTGGCCAGCATCCATGCGTGACGTAGATGCCGGGCTTACGCAACTGCAGAACGATCCTGGCACAGCTCGTACATCCCTAGCTGCATTACAAACTGTTACCAATAGCGAGTACGGCGCGTTTTACGTTGATGCATCGGGATCTTTCGTATTCCAAGATCGATCAGTAACTACGGCCAGTATCGCAGGTACGCCTACCGTGTTTAATGATAACGGCACAGATATTGGATATTTTAATGCCGTATGGCGACTGGATGACACGCTTGTATTCAACCAAGCTAACGTAACCCGTACAGGTGGCACAGTTCAAAATGCTACTAATGCAGCTAGCGTAGAAAAGTATTTTGCCCATACTTACAATATCCAAAATTTACTTATGCAGACCGATGCCGTAGCCCTGGACTATGCCCGTGCATACGTCGCCAGCCGTGCCGAAACTAGCGTGAGATGCGATGCGATCGAGCTAGATCTTTATACCGATAACTACAACACAGGCATAATTGCAGCCCTAGACCTAGATTTCTTTGATCCTGTAACTATTACTACAAACCAACCAGGTGCATCTACCCTTACTAAAACCTTACAAATATTTGGCGTGGCACACAGCGTTACACCCAATAAATGGCGCACTACCTTTACTACACTTGAGCCCGTAATAGACGGGTTTATATTAAACTCAACCCAATACGGCGTACTTGATACATCTGTATTGAGCTATTAAGGAGATAGAAAAATGGGAGCTGGATTAGGTTTTAAAAATTTTGTAACGGGTGACGTATTAACGGCCGCCGATACAAATGGTTATTTGATGCAAGGCGTATGGGTATTTGCTAATGCAGCAGCCCGTACATCTGCAGTAACTAGCCCACAGGAAGGTAATTTTAGTTTTCTAAAAGATACTAACTCAACTGAATATTATGATGGCGCAGCATGGGTAGCAGTAGCACCTGCATCGGGTGGTATGACTTCTATAGCCTCTGGGTCACTATCAACTGGCACTTTATCTTTGACAGGCATTTCAGGATCTTACAAAGATCTTAGACTTGTATTGCGAAATTACTACCAATCCACGGCCTCAACTTTCAAGGTAACAGTAAACTCGGTTACAAGTTATGACTGGATTCAAATGGTTACCGCTACTGCATCGGGTGGATCTACTCAGTTTGAAACTGGCCTAACACAAACAAATATTAATACATCTTATAACTCACCATCTACAAGCTCAACTGCCTCAGCGTTTTCAGCCAATTTTTATGATTACACAAATACAACCGCTAACAAGCTAATTGATATTGATTTTGGCTATATTAAAAACACAGGTGGGGCAAGGGAACTTGTACAAACAAGTGCTATAGCCAATACAACTGCAGCAATTACTTCAATAACACTAACCCAGTCTGCCGGAACTTTTTCTGGCGGCACTTACATACTTTACGGGATCAACTAATGACTAATATAAAAATTCATAATGTAGAAACAGGCGAAATAATTGAACGCGATATGACTAAAGAGGAATCAGACGCGTTAAAAAAGCAAAATGATGCAGACAAAGTAATCGAATCCCAACGGGCACTAAAAGATACTGCGAAACAAGCATTATTAGCTAAATTAGGCATTACTGCCGAGGAAGCCGCGCTACTGCTCAAATGAGTGCGATCAGCTATAACGGCTGGCCAGCCTCTAAAGATGTTGAGTCGATCCGTATCAAGTCTTACCCAATTAAGGGCAGTACTATTAAACTGCGCTGCGCATATTTTGCTGCGCCTTTATTGGTTGCCTTTGCTGAGCAGTTTAATGAATTGATCGAGCCGATCGATGGCGGCACGTTAGATGACTGGGGCTACTGCTATCGCGATGTTAGAGGCGTACCGGGCAAGTTAAGTAATCACGCATCGGGCAGCGCGATTGATCTAAACGCTACCAGGCATATTTTGGGCAAAGCTGGCACGTTTCCAGCTGAGAAAATTCCAATGATCCAGGCATTAACTAAAAAATACGGCCTTAACTGGGGCGGTAACTGGACTCGCAAAGATGAGATGCATTGGGAGATAGCACAAGATCCCGTAAAAACCGCAAAACTAATAGAAAAGTTAGGATTAAGTTATGCCGACTAGCGCACAAGTAACAGTAACCACGACAGCCACGCTTTTAGTAGTTGCAAATATTATGGATCAAACAGTATGGCTACATAATTTAGGCGGCGGTGCTGTCTATTTAGGCGATGCTAACGTAACTACATCTAATGGTTACAAACTAGATAACGGCGATAAAATGCAAGTGCCTGTAGGAGATCATGAAGGATTATATGGAATTGCTGCATCGGGTACTCATACGATTGCAGTATTGAAACAAGTCAATTAAGGGCATTTAGGAGTAAGACCATGAAAGAACAAGCTATAGCTGCTGGACTGTCATATCTAAGAGCTGCTGCGAGCTGTGCTGCGGCTTTGTATATGTCAGGAATTTCAGACCCTAAGACATTAGCTAACGCATTTGTAGCAGGCCTTATTGGGCCATTATTGCGTGGACTTAACCCGTCGGATAAGAATTTCGGCGTAAAGTAATGACGGCCGCCCAGTCGCTTATAGCAATAGCCATAGGATTATGTACTCTTATGGGGTTTGCGGCTGGGCTGGTACGTCATCTTGTTAAGTATTACCTGGCTGAATTAAGGCCAGATGGCAACGGTGGCCATAACCTACGCGGCCGCGTTGATCGTATCGAGGCCAAGGTAGATTCAATATACGAAATTTTACTTAGCCGCTAGGCGTGTCGGTTATTGACCGCTGTCATACCCACGCTTTACCCTTCATTTACACGTTAGGCAGGGCTACCTAATTCGGTGTAGCACGGCTTAACCCAAACAAGGGCGAAGTAAATGGATATAGAAAAAGTAGCAGTATTAGTTTTATTGGTTAGCGTTGCATGGTTTATTGTAGGTTGGTCAGTCGGTTACAAAGAAGGCGTGAAGGATGGCTACAATCGTGGCCGCGCAGCTGGTATGCGTGTAGCTAGTGATCGTGTGGTCAAATAATGGCTTTTGACCTAAATAATTATGAGGATGTGAACAGCCGCATTAAGCGGTTTAGAGAAACCCATATCTCAGGCAGGATTATTACCGAGATCGTTGAGTTAAACGTCAAGGATGGCTACGTCATTATCCGTGCCAGCGTATTTCGTGAACATGAGGATGTTGTCCCGGCGGCTGTAGATTATGCTTATGAGCTGCGTACTGATCGAGGCGTAAACCGTGACTTTTGGATCGAGAATTGCAGCACGTCTGCCATCGGTCGAGCCATAGGTCTGCTAATGCCTAGCGATGCAAGGCCTACACGCCAGGATATGGAAAAGGTAGAACGCTTACAGGCTCAGCCTGCAGTAGAGGTTGATCTATGGGCTACTGCTACACCTGCAGTAAAGGTTGATGGCGTGGGAAGTGTGCGCCCAGCTGCGGAAACTATCGCAGACATTAAAGCGCAATTAGGCGGCGAGATCGTAGATGCTGCGCCGATTTGCAGCCACGGCAGGATGGTTTACAAGGAAGGCGTAAGCCCTAAAACTGGACAAAAATACCGGGGTTATACCTGTAGCAGTAAGTCACGTAGCGATCAGTGCAAACCAATATGGCTATAACTGAGATGGCGCAGATAGTCCAGGTAATCTTAGATCGATCGCAGGAGTTACAGGCAGCAGCTAGTGGGTTTGCCCGTAGTACAGGCGAGAAGGCTAATACGCCCGACCATGCTGGCCGATATAACACAAAGATAAACTTTCACGAGTTCGTAGCGGAGCATAGTGAGGCTGCTGGCGCAGAGATCGCAGTAGCGCAATACATGGGTATCCGTAACTTTATACCTACTGTAAATACTTTCCACGATGCACCAGATATACAGTTAGGCAATCTAGGCTTTGAAGTTAAGTGGACTAAGTACATTAACGGCCATTTAATTATCCATAAGGATTACCCAAGGCTTAGCGATGTAGCAATCCTTGTCTGTAATAAAAGTCCGGTATATCAGATCATCGGCTGGATGCCCGTGTTATGGGCTAAAAAGGCCAAGTATTACAACGCAGCTGATGGCAATTTCTGGGTATCTCAACGTGAGTTATTTGAGATGGATGCATTAAGGAAGTCCGTATATGGCGTTACTGAGGATTAACTGCAGGGTTTGCGCCAAGATCGGCCCCGGCATGCAAACGCATAAGATCGTAGATGAGTTTATTAACCTACCGCCTAACGTAGTTTGCGTTCAATGCTTAGGCTGTGGCGTTATGGGCATTGAGATGCTGCTGGATACTGAACGCGCTAGAGATGAGGACATAGATGCCTAACGAGCTAAGAATTTATTGTAATTGCGAGGATTACAAAGAGATGAGCCTGTCGGTTTACCTGGTTAATGGCATCATCCCTATCATCATTATTAAGTGCGAAAACTGCATGAGTGCATACACAGTCATGCCTAATTCGGTGCAAAATGCCTAGTTACTTATACCGATGCGATCAATGCGGCGGCGAAACAGAGATGAATCACCCGGTAAATACACACGGCGACAGCGCACCCTTGTGCTGCAGCTACCCAATGATGCGCGTGTTTAGCGCGCCATCGATCATATTTAAAGGAACAGGATGGGGTAAAGATAAATGAGTAATCCAGAAATGCGTACGATATTGCAGGATCTAAGAGAATTACTAGCTAAAGAGATCGAGCATAAGTTTATGCCGTTGCATGTATGCCAGGTATGCGACAACATAGCCGTAGGCGCGTTAGTTGAGCAGATCGTGGCCACAATTAGGGGCGATAATGACTAATCTCAATGACTGGAAAATGGCCGAACGCATAGCCGAGAACAGCAATACATTTAAAACGCCGCAAGATGTTATGACTGCCTTTGAGGATCTTATGAAGCAAGTCGAAGCTGAAAGCGATCAAGATGACTAAGCGACTTGGTCAGGAGTTTTACACAGTTGCGGATAACGCTGTGTATAACGCATGCTGTGACTCAATACAGTTTAAGTACCTGTGCAAAACCTGTGGACAAAACGCTGGATGCTATTTCTGCAGCTTTAACCCAGATGAAAAGCATGAGTGCGATGAGCTGTGACACGCCCAAGATCACGCGTAAATTCAAATGGATTTGGTGGGGCATGATACAATCTAGTCTTGTAATAGCATCTATTAATAATGCTTATGCTATTAATAATAATGATATAGAGAAAGAAAAATATAAACTCTATAGTCATATAAAACTTACTAACAGTAGGCAATACCTATGCTTAGAGAAGCTTTGGCATTTAGAGTCACGATGGAATCCATTAGCTGATAACAAACACAGTACAGCGTATGGAATACCACAGCTATTAAAGCTAAAGACTAAAGATCCTTATAAGCAAATAGATGCAGGCCTTATCTATATTGCTAAACGTTATGGCACACCATGCAAGGCGTTGTCGTTCCATCTAAAGACTGGTCACTACTAATGGCTAAGCGAGGCGACCCACGCAGCCAGCGCAAGTACAAGGCAATCAGGCTTACAGTCCTGGCTAGGGATCAGTACACCTGTTACTACTGCAACCAGCCAGCTCATACAGTAGATCACATAATCCCAGTATCCAGATCAACCGAGGCTGAGGCTTACGATCCTAACAATATGGTTGCCTGCTGTAGTCGATGCAATAGTAGGCGTGGATCACGTAATCAGGCTGTTTTTTTAGCACAGACGGCTAC